GACATCTGGTATGATGACTACAGGTATGTTTATAGCTGCTGGATCAGTGGGTGATCTTGATCAATGTGAGCCTTTAAAACAAATGATATTAAATCCAGAAGGAAATGATATATATGCAGTAGAAACAAACTTAATGGATGATAAAGGAACTATAGGAAACTGTGGTTTGTTTATTCCAGAACAATGGTCTATGCCTCCTTATATAGACAAATATGGTAATACATTAATTGAAGAAGCATTAAAAGCAATTAAAGAAGAAAGAGAACAATGGAAAAAAGATTTGACACCTGAACAGTATCAATTAAGAATATCACAGAAACCAATAGATATTGCTGAAGCATTTGCATATAGACAAGAAGCAATATTTCCATTACATGTAATATCTAAACAATTAAAAAAAATAGAAGATAAAGAATACTCTTATGAATTTTTAAAATTAGAAAGAGATGAAAAAGGAATTACATGTAGTAGTACTAAAAAACTTCCTATATCTAAATTTCCAGTAGACAAAAAATTAGAGGATAAATCAGGCGCATTAGTTGTATGGGAAAGACCAATAAAGAATCCTCCTTTTAGTATGTATTATGGATCTATTGACCCTGTATCAGAAGGTAAAACAACTACATCAGATTCATTGTGTAGTATATTTATTTACAAAAATCCTGTAGAAGTTACAAAAGAAACAGCAGCAGGTTTAGAAAGATTCACTGAAGGTGATAAAATTGTAGCATCATGGTGTGGTAGATATGATGATATAAATAAAACACATGAACAATTAGAACTTATAATAGAATGGTATAATGCTTGGACATTAGTTGAAAATAACATATCTCTTTTTATACAACACATGATTGCTAGAAAAAAACAAAAGTATTTAGTACCTAAACAACAAATAGTATTTTTAAAAGATCTTGGATCTAACAATAATGTATTTCAAGAATATGGTTGGAAGAATACAGGTACATTATTTAAAAGTCATTTAATATCTTACGCTATAGAATTTATTAGAGAAGAGATAGATCAAGAGTTTAATAAAGAAGGAGATGTTATAAAATCAAAATTAGGTGTAGAAAGAATTCCTGATAAAATGTTATTAATTGAAATGTCACAATATTTTCCTGGATTGAACGTGGATAGGCTTGTAGCATTTTCTGCACTAATAGCATTTGCAAAGTTACAACAAGCTAATAGAGGCTATATTAAGCGTAAAGAGAAGGATAAGTCTTTAGATAACTTGGAAAAACCACAAAAAATGTATAAATTGAATATGAGACCTTTTAAGAATTTAGGTAGAAGAAAAAAGACTTTACAAGGTAAAAATAAAAGATCTCCTTTTAAAAATATAAAATAATGAGTTATTGGTCAACTACATCAACAGGAAATATTCCAAAATGGACAACCACTTCTTTTTATGAGAATACGTCTATAAAATATACAATAAAAAAATAATATTATGAAGGTATATAACGCCTTACAACTTAAAAACGGTGCTAAAGCTGATAGTAAAAGTTATCCAACTAATGCTACACTAACACAACCTATACAGTTTTTACCAGCTAAAAAAAAGAATGATGATTGGGCTGCTCATAATATAGATTGGTTGGAGCTTCAAGGTATAGAATATCTTAAACATAATTCTAGAAAAATTCTTAAGAATTATAAATTAGCTAAAGGTATTATTGATAAAACAGATTATATAGTTGAAGAAGATAATGAATACAAAGATCTAATGGACATTCTTACAAAAGAAGATGACTCAGCATTAGAGCTTAAATTTTATCCTATTATTCCTAATGTTGTAAATGTACTATGTGGTGAATTTTCTAAAAGATATGCAAAAGTACAATTTAGAGCTGTTGATGATCTTTCTTATAATGAAATGCTAGAGCAAAAAAGAGCAATGGTAGAAGAAAATCTTTTAGCAGATGCAGAAGCAAAAATGATGCTACAACTTATTGAGATGGGAGTAGATCCTCAATCAGATGAAGCTAAACAAAAATTAGCTCCAGATAATTTAAAAACACTTCCTGAAATAGAAGACTTTTTTTCAAAAGATTATAGAAGTTTAGTAGAAGAATGGGCATCTCATCAAATGACAGTTGATCAAGAAAGATTTAAAATGCATGAGCTTGAAGAAAGAGGTTTTAGAGATATGCTTATTTGTGATAGAGAGTTTTGGCATTTTAAAATGATGGAAGATGATTATGAAGTAGAATTATGGAATCCTGTATTAACTTTCTATCAAAAGTCACCAGATGTTAGATATATATCAGATGCTAATTGGGCAGGTAAATGTGATATGATGACTGTATCAGATGTAATAGATTGTTATGGATATCTTATGTCAGAAGATCAATTAAAGTCTCTACAAAATATATATCCTCCAAAATCTGCTCATTATCAACTTAGAGGTATGCAAAATGATGGATCTTATTATGATCCTACTAAATCACATGAATGGAATACAAATTTACCTTCATTACAATTTAGACAATTAATGAGTAATTGGAATGATCCAGGAGGACAAGGTGATATTGTTGATATGATATTAAAAGAAGGAGAGGACGTTCATACGTGGGGTAATAGTGATATGATGAGAGTTACAACTGTTTATTGGAAAACACAAAGAAAAGTTGGACACTTAACTAGAGTGATGGAAGATGGTGATGTAATACAAAAAGTAGTAGATGAGAATTTTAAAGTAACTGAAAAACCTATTTACAATACAAATTTATTTAAATTAAAAACAAAAGATAATCTTGCTTTTGGTGAACATGTAGATTGGATATGGATAAATGAAGTATGGGGTGGAGTTAAAATAGGTCCTAATTTACCAACTAACTGGAGACAAGGATCAAGTGAAATAAATCCTATTTACTTAGGAATAAATAGAAGTAAACCATGTAGATTACAATTTCAATTTAAAGGTGATAATAATTTATATGGATCTAAATTACCAATAGAAGGTAGAGTATTTTCTGATAGAAATACTAAAGCAACTTCATTAGTAGATTTAATGAAAGCATATCAAGTTGGTTATAATATGGTAAATAATCAAATAGCTGATATACTTGTAGACGAACTTGGTACTGTAATCATGTTTGATCAAAATGCATTACCACGTCATTCAATGGGTGAAGACTGGGGTAAGAATAATATGGCAAAAGCATATGTAGCAATGAAAGATTTTGGTATGTTACCATTAGATACTTCTATAACAAATACAGAAAATGCTACAAACTTTAATCATTATCAAACATTAAATCTAGAACAAACAAATAGATTAATGTCTAGAATACAATTAGCTAATCATTTTAAACAACAAGCATTTGAAGCTATTGGTGTCAATCCTCAAAGAATGGGGCAAGAAATAGCTAGACAAACTGCAACAGGAGTGGAACAAGCAGTACAAGCATCTTATGCACAAACTGAAATGTATTTTATACAACACTCAGATAATCTTATGCCAAGAGTGCATCAAATGAGAACAGACCTTTCTCAGTATTATCATAGTAGAACTCCAAGTGTAAGATTAAATTATATATCTAGTGAAGCTGAAAAAGTAAACTTTACTATAAATGGTACTGAATTATTAATGAGAGATTTTAATGTTTTCTGTACTACACGTACAAATCACAGAGCTATATTAGATCAATTAAAACAATTAGCAATGACTAATAATACTTCAGGTGCTAGTATTTATGATCTTGGAAACATTATTAAAGCTGAATCAATTGCAGAGGTTACAGATATACTTAAAGATTCTGAAGCTAAACAACAGCAACAACAACAAGCTCAACAACAATCACAAGAAAAAATGCAACAAGAACAACTTGCTGCTCAACAACAACAGCAACAAGCTCAACGTGAATTTGAAACAATGAAACAGGATAAAGAAATTAAAAAAGATATTACTGTTGCAGAAATTAGAGCTGCTGGTTATGGAGCACAAACAGATCTTGATGAAAACAAAATGAGTGACTTTAGAGATTCAATGAAAGAAATGCGTGAAAGAGATCAATATCAAGATCAAATGAACTTTAAAAGAGATCAAGCAATAAGAGATCAAGGTAATAAAGAACAGAAATTAAATTTAGATAGAGAAAAAATGAATTTACAACGTGAAGTTGCTCAGACTAATCTAGAAATTGCACGTGAAAATAAAAATAGATTTGATACTCCAAAAAAAGCAGAAAAGAAAGATAAGAAGAAGAAAAAGTAACGTTAGCTATATACTCCTTTAAATTTTTATTTTAGAAAAAATTTATAAGGTTTAGTAAAAAAACTTTCGTATATTATATATGTAACCATTAAAAACCAAATTGATTATGGCTGATAAAGAAACCAAAACAGTAGAAACAAAGGTTGAACAAGTAGATGTTAACCTTGATGATATTTTTAACGCAGCACCTGGAGGAGGTTCCATAACGTTGCCTGAAGAAAATAAGAAACCAAATATATTTAGTAGAAAAGGAACTGATGTTAGTTTTTTAGATCCTGCTGCAAATGAAACAACTGAAACAACTGAAACTGTTGTAGAAGAAGAAAAAGAAGTTAAAGAAGAAGAAGTTAAAGCAGAAGAAAAAACTCCAGTTGTTGAAGCTACTAAAGAAGAAAGTAAAGAAGCCTTAGATGAAGTTTTAAATACTATTGATGAAGTAAGTGAAGAAACTACAACTAAAAAAGGTAGAAAAAAAATAGAAGGAATTGCAGATGTTTTTAATAAACTAATTAAAGATGAAAAAATAATTCCTTTTGATGATGAAAAAAGCTTTGATGAATATACTCCTAAAGATTGGGAAGAATTAATCCAAGCTAACTTAGAGGAAAGAGCTAACTCAGTTAGACGTGAAACCCCTAAGAAGTTCTTTGAAAGTTTGCCAGAAGAACTCCAAATAGCAGCAAGATACGTTGCTGATGGAGGTACAGATCTAAAAGGATTGTTTGGTGCATTATCTACTGTAGAAGAAACTAAAGAATTAAATGTTAAAGATGAACAAGACCAAGAAAGAATAATAAGAGATTATTTAGGAGCTACAGGTTTTGGAAATGCAGAGGAAGTAACAGAAGAAATAGAAATTTGGAAAGACTTAGGAAAGCTTGAACAACAAGCTAGAAAGTTTAAGCCAAAATTAGATAAGATGCAAGAGAAAGTTGTTGCTCAAAGATTACAAGAACAAGAGATGAAAAAGAAACAACAACAACAAGCATCTCAAAATTATATGAATAATGTATATAATACATTAAAAGATGGTAAGATAGGTGAGACAAAGATAGATAGAAAGACACAATCTTTGTTATATAATGGTTTAGTATCTCCTTCTTATGCATCTATAACAGGAAAGAATACAAACTTGTTAGGACACTTATTAGAAAAGTATCAGTTTGTAGAGCC